TCATCCAATTGAGATACCCTTTCGAATAAGGTATCTAATGTTAATCCATCCGATTGAAGGAAATCTAATTTGTTTATTAGTGTTTTTGGTCCGATACCCCTTACGCCAGGAATATTATCGGATTTATCACCATCAAAAATTCTATAATATACTAAGTTTTTTGATGGAACTCCATATAACTCTTTTACATCCTCTTTGTGCATAAGTTTCTTTTTAGTTGGTAGATATACTGATATTCTATCATCTACCAATTGTAAGAAATCCTTATCAGAGGAAATTATCATAACTTCTTTTTTAAATATATGTCTGGCAGCGTATGCCATAATATCATCTGCTTCAATGTAATCAATGTAACACAAATCAACAGGTAAGAACTCTAAGTATTTGATTAACGTATTAAAGTTACGTTTCATAGATTCTGCTTGGTCTTCTAAATCTTCGTACCCAACCAATCTATTAACTTTAGTTAATCCTGTTCTACCTTCTTTGTATCCCTTATACATTTTCTTTCTACGTGTCGAACCACCCTTACCATCAAAAACCACCAAAACTCTAGTTGGTTTGTTCTTACGGATAAGAGCGCCGAGGGATAACAGACAACCTGTTACCCCACCGACGTGTTCTCCATCATCATTCAGAGTTGGAACTGCCCCAAAGCATCTGATGAAAAGATTTAATCCATCTACAATCATAACTTTATCATTAACATTCCGTTTGGGTGTTTCTGATAATTTATTAAACATTTCTTTGTAATTAGATTTCGTGTCCTTCATCTAGCTTTGTTGTATCTGTGTTTGCAGCTTCAGATGCCTCTTTGTATCCTAAGATATATGCATCACAGATTTGTTTATACATTTGTTCCTTTACCTCTGGTCTTTCTTCTAAGATTTTAGTGAAGTTCTTAGCTTGGAATTTAATCTCTTCTCCAGTTGATTCATCAACCCAAGTATACCAAGCTCCACTTATCTGTATCAACTTATATGTTTTCATAGTGTTCAACCACGAACCATATCTATCAATACCTCTATCAAAGTAGATTTCAAAATCAACTGCTCTTAGTGGTGGTCCCATTCTGTTCTTAATGACTTGAACTCTAGTCTTAATACCAACAGTTTGTTCAACACCCCCAACTTTAGAATTGAGTTTACCCATTTGTTTCATTCTCAATCTACAACTAGCGTGAAAACCTAATGCTTTCCCACCTGATGTAGTATAAGGGTCACCAAAGGATACTCCCATTCTAACTCTAAGTTGATTTGTGAATACAACCAATATTCTCTCTCTACCAATAAGATTTGTAATCTTTCTCATTGCTTTTGAGATAATGATTGCTTTTTGAGTAGCATAACCAGCTTGGTCATAATCAGCTGCTAATTCTACTTTAGTTGTTGCTGCCGCTACAGAATCAACTACTATTGTTACCAATCTATTATTATCGGATTTTCTAATTGATTCGATAATTGAATCCATAGCATCAAAGATATCTTCTACTGCTTCTAAAGGTACATAAAGTAACTTTTGAGTATCAACACCTAATGCTTCTAAGAATTCTTGATTGATTGCGTTCTCTGTATCAATATACACTGCCAAACCACCCTTCTTCTGAGTATTTGCTAATGTATGTGCTGATAACAGAGATTTACCACTCGCTTCTAGCCCCGTAACCTCAACAATCCTTCCAACAGGAAATCCACCATTAGGTCGATTTGATATAGCTAAATCTAACATATCATCTCCTGTAGACACCCACTCAGTTAAGTCGGTGGGTGTCTGCTCGGAGCCATCAAGGAAGTAAGCTACTTTCGATTGTCCTTTGAACTTTTTGTTCAGGTTATCTGCTAAAATCGATGATAATTCATCTCGATTTGTTTTAGCCATAGTAACTTAGTTTTTAATTATTGAATAAATCTTCAAATGCGTCTTTTACATCTGTATTAGTTGAATTACCTACAGCAGCCGGTGCTGGTGTTGGTTGAGTAGTGTTTTGAGTAGGTTGAGCTTCCTCTTCCTTATTATCTTCACCAACTGAACCAGTTTCCATCCAAGTTTCCAATAATCCCTTCATATCATCATATGTATATTTCTTAAACATATTAGGAAGTTCAATTTGGTCTTTTACCAATTCTAAAACACTTTTATCTTCAGTAATTGGAGTTTGGTTCGGTTTAACTCTGATATAAGTTTCAGGATAGTTTTTCCCTAACTCTTTAGCAGTTTTAAACTCAACAGTGATATCTCTACCATTTGTTGGGTCTGTTAAATCACCATAATCTGGGTCTGCAAAGAAAGCAAGTAGTTCTTGATACACAGTTTTACCAAATCCCCAAAATTTGATTCCTTCAGATTCCTCACCTCTTACTAATACAGGAACATAAGTTCTCATTTTAGGAGTAAGTTGTTTTGAAAGATTCCAATCGTTTCTATCACCAGTCGATTTCAATTGGTCAGCGAACTCCACTAATGGGTCTGCCTCACCATGTGTTTGAGGTGAAAGAATATTCTTACCACCAAAGTTGTAGTGGAAAAATAGTTCGATAAATGGATTTGATGGATTGTGAACGTAAGGAACGATTCTTACTTGTTGTTTACCAGGTTTTGGTTTCCACAAATTGTCAGTTTTTGTAGTTTTCGTCTGTAAACTGTCCAGACGGTTTCGGATTGCATTTAAGTCAATTGCCATAATTTACCTTTTTTTAGTTATTATTAATTATTATTTAAACAAATATACGAAAGTTTTTTCAAACTTCCAAATTATATTTCACTTTTTATTTCAACACCACTATTTAAGCCCATGTGTTGATATGGTACTAATATACAAAAAATATTTTAAACTACCAAATTTATTTACAACAATTACATTGGTTGTTCGAACCACAAGATGAGCTACACTCTTCTTTTGATTCACAAATACATTCTGTACAATTACATTCTTTCATTATATAACTGATGATTGTCCATCACCACTTTTAACAATAAGAGGATATAGAGTTCCTCTTACACCAGCATCAACATTTACTTCTTGTCTCCAATGGTTCTCTACTCTTTTAAGAGATGCTTTAGATGGTCTCTTTATAGCTGCATCTATTAGAGTTAACCATTCTTTAAAAACCTTCTTTGTATTATCTAATGTTTTTTCCATTTCTTTCTTTGAAGAGTATCTCCAATAATGCCTATGGGTTTCTTTTGGTACATCACCAATATCTGAATGAAGTTTGTATTTGTGGTTTATAGCCATCTTAACTCCATTTTTAAGAACAGGTAATGCGTTTTGTGCATCCATACCATATCTACTAATATCTATTAAAGGTGCATTTTGTTGAATGGCTTGCATTATTTGCTTACCTTTTTTATCCTGTACTTTTAGATATTTCGTACCTTCATTGAGTTCAGCTTTAGCTCTTGCTATTTGCTCAACCATCAATTTTCTATTTTGTTCTATATTTCCCATAATAACCCTTTATTACTATAAATATTAAAATTTTTTAATTAACATCAACTATTCTGAATAATTTTGTGCCCATAATTTTGTATCCTTCACCATCGGTTAGGATTACTGAGTTACGATAATCATTCCAATTGACTTGATATGTTTTATCCTGAACACCACCATTTAAATCACTAATCAATCGGTTTAGAGCGTTGATTGTGTAGATAGTATTTGATTCTTTCTTTCTGTGTACCATAATGGTATTAGGTAAAAATTTATATTCTCTGTTTGGTACGATATTGTAACTAATCACCAATTCTTTAGATGGTTCTAATTTCAGTATGAATATCTTTCTACTGAATAGTTCATATCCATCAAAAATCTTAGTTAACAATTCTTCAAACGAAGATTCTGTTGTAAAAGTACATAATAGTTGCGTTCTCACTCATTCTCTCCGTATTTACTTAGCTGCCTTACCTTGTAGACAATTTCTCATACCTTTACCAAACCCAGATGCAACTTTTTGTGATGTACCTGCGGTTCTCCAAGTATCTTCAAATAACTCAACTTCTTTTCCGTTATCTGTAATTGTAATTCTATCCCCACCTGGTGTAACTCTACATCTTTTTCTTAGGTGTTCTTTTAATGCTTTTCTACCTTCTGATGTAGATGAATCTCCTTTAAATCCACTACGTTCTGCAACACAATTTCTAATCATAGATGGTTTTACACCATTGATACCCATCTGAAGTAACATACCATCATCAGAACCCATATCTATATATGTATCAATATGACAGGCATCTAATACACCACCAATATAACCTTGTTGGTGAGGTCCGTTATCAGCATCAGGTTTATCCTCTGAATAACCATCCGGTCTATCTGCTTCAACTAAATCATTTACTACTGATGTGTGAGATGCTTTCACAACATTCTTTTCAGTATCTTTTATATTTTTAGCTGATTTGATACTTTCATTATCAAAGTTTAAATTTGGATTTTCTCTTTTAAATTTACCATTACCAGCAAATTCACCTACTTTTATTGAAATTTTACCATATGGTTCATAAGATGGGCTTTTTCCAGCTGAAACTAATTCTTTGGAATGGCTATTCATTTCTTCTAAAAGTTCTTTTGTATTCATCTTATCAGGATTCATACCTTTAGCTTTTACATAATCTCTGAACTTACCATTATCTCTTAACTTTTGTAAATATGGTTTCATTTCCTTAGTATCACAAATAGCAACATAATCATCATTAATTTCAATATCACTTGCAGCTTTAACTGTATTTTCTTTTACCTCTGATACTGCTTGTACACTTTTCTCTAATGATTTTGTTACACCTTCTGCAACTTCTTTACCATATTGTTTTTCTAACTCTTTAAATCGTTTTTTTGGTGTAGTATTGTTTTGAGGGTCTCTAATCTGGTCATCCTTTTTGTTTGAGATACCCATATATGTAGTTCTACCATTTTCATCTTTACCAACTACATATG